TGTTGTTACTTTTACTGTACCGTTATTATGTGTAAATGTTCCACCTGAAGAAACGTTTAAAATATTGTTAGAAGAATTAAAATTAGTAAGAGTAGTAATTCCTGTTGTTGCACGGTATTCTCCTCCACTTGCTATTGTAAGACTTCCAAAACTCCAATCTTGGGTGCTTGCATCATTGTTTGGGTCATTACCATCTAAAAACGAATTAGTACCACTTAAATTTACGTCTCCTGTAACATTTAATACTTGAGTTTCACTGTGTGGTTTAAATTTAGAATTTGCATCTATTGTTAAATTGTTAGAAATTGTACAAGGAGTTCCACGCCATCTTACATAAGCTCCCGAATCATTGTTACTTATTTGCACATTATAAAAAGTTACATTATTAACTCTAAAATATTTACCTGAACTATTTGTTGTTACTTTTACTGTACCGTTATTATGTGTGAATGTTCCGCCTGAAGGAACGTTTAAAATATTGTTAGAGGAATTAAAATTGGTAAGAGTAGTAGTTCCGCTTGTTGCACTGTAGGTTCCTCCACTTGCTATCGTAAGACTTCCAAAAGACATAGCACCTGAACTGCCTGTAAGTGTTCCTGTTACACTTACATCTCCTGCTACTGTAAGATTTCTACCATTTGGATTAAATTCTCCAGCCGTTATTGTAAGATTACCTGCTAAATCTAAAGAATCGCTTAATTTATGAACTGCACTTGCATGATTTATTGTTAAATTATTAAGTGTCTTATCAACATCCATGTGTGTTGTTCCTGCAAAAGTAGTTATAATTGTTCCACTACCGTGTGCAAATGTTGTTGAACTGCCTATTACTAAATGATTATCTGCACTTGTTCTTTCACTGCTTATTGTAGTATCTCCGCTAGTTAAGGTGCATTTAGCTGCGGCATTATTTACCATTTCTAAAGAACCTATGGTATGCGCTCCTGTACCTCCTGCAAACGTACCACCTTGTGCAACTCTAAGTGCATAAGACGATGTTTCTGAAGCACCTAAACTTATTGTTCCTGAACCACAAGTTAACGTTGCTTGGTCTGCTGCACCACTGTTTGGCCCTATTGTTGTAGCTCCTTGTACTGTAAGTGCATTGTTTTCTGTGCTTAGTTGTCCTGACGTTATTGTAAGGTCTCCAGTAAGTGTTGGCCCGCCCGTTTGTATTTTTGCAACTCTAGCTCCATCACCTAAATCAATAATTAAATTTCTAATATTTCCAGATGAAGGTATAATATCAAGATTAGTTGTATCGGGCGTATCTATTTCTAAATCAAAATTTCCTGCAATTATGCCATCAATATTAACTGCATAACCATTTGTGCCTTCACTACTATCTCCTTCGCTCTTTATAGATATTTTAGCACCTGAGCCATCTAATGTTGCTCCTGAATTAACTGTTAAAGATGCAGCTTCTCTATTTGCATCTAGCTTACAATTATGGCCAGTATTGGCTACTATAACGTGGTCGTCTGAATCAGGAACTACGCCACCGCTCCAGTTAGCAGCTCTACCGTAATCTGTTTGCTGACTTCCAGTTCCATCACCGCCAACCCATGTTGCTACTGCCATGGGACAACCTCACTTACTGAGACAATTTCAGAGTATATAGGAGAAGCCATTCACTAAATGGTCCCCTGTAAGAATACTAGACAATCTCCAGCCGTAAAGTTTGGAGTTCCAGCACCAGTTTTCTCACCAGTTACACACAAAGCCTTCAAACCTGTAGTAGATATAGATTTTATAGCTCCAGTATTGTTTGTCACTGATATATTGTCTCCAATCTGAACCCATTTAGAGTTTGTTGCTGGAGTTGTACCGGGTGCTTCAAACAAACTACCCCATGCTTTGACTATCATATCGCCATGACCGTTGTTTCTAATTTGAATTGTAGCCCTTTCATATGGTTCAATGTCAGAACCATCTAACAAGATTTTCTGAGTTGTCCCATCCAACGCTACAACTGCATCGTTTTCAATTAATAGTGTTTTCACACCATTAGTAAGTCTTTTTTTAGTTCCTACTGTTGCCATTAATCTGCCCTCTTAGACTTCTTAAGTCCTTTGGGCTTTTTAGGCTTTGCCTTTACTTCTTTTTTGGGCTTTCTTCCAGCAGCCTTGCTACGAGTTCTAACGCCCCCGCCGACTTCTTTAGTCCCAATCTCATCGAGGACTTCCATTGAGGGATTCTCACGTAGCTGCGCAACAAATGGCGCGAATCTTTTGTGAGTTTCGTCAAATTCGTAGACCATGTTGGGCTTGAACGGATGTACAAGCCCCCCAGCAGTCCTAAGGAAAAGAGTCCTAGCCCCTGTGTACCTAATCTTAACCATGATGTCATAGCCCCGATTAGAATTCCAGTCCGCGTAGTATTCCTTGTGTCTTAAATTTAGTACAGATAATTTCACCAGCAGTCATGAAAGCATAGTTTCTCTTCAATGCTTGCACGTTTGCTAGGTCTTCTTGTGCTAAGAAAGTAGTTGGTGCTGCAATCTTCAAGTACAAGCTAGACATATCTAACAAGAAGACTGGTCCCATCAAAGTCTTAGTTCCGCCACTTGCTACTTGGTTGTCCATTATAGTTGCATCAATATGCTGTGAAGCATAAATTGGGATGCTGTCATAATATCCAACACGTGCATCTAGGTTCATACCGGGTTCTGATTGAACTCCGTTTGTACCTTTTGGAGCTTGTGACTCTAAAGCCATTCTCCAAGTAGCGTTAGATGTACCTGCAGTAATTAATTGTTTTAATTCAGTTAATTGTTGATAACCGGTTAATAAAATCAAATCACCGTAAGCTGCACCATTTTCGATTGCATTTTGAATCATAGTATCTAGCTGTGATAAAGACAAATCTCTAGCAGTTTCGTTACTACTAATTGTACCGTGGTCAACGTATGCGTTTGCCCAGCTATCTTCGTTAGATGCTGCTGCACCAGTTTCACTGCGGTCAATGTCGTAAATGTCTACATCAGTAGCTGAGACTGCAGTTAAACCTACTAAGTCGTTATCTGCTACAATTCTTTGTAAAGATTCCATGTTGTTTACTGCAGGTGTACCTACTTTTTCTACAAGCATTTTGTCAATGTAAAAAGAGTGTGCTTCTGCGGCCTGCGCTCTTAGGAAAGTTGCTAGACCTTTTACTCCATCATCTGCTTCAGCTAGTATAGCTGCTCTTGTAGAGACTGTGTAAGGACTTACAATTTCTTTAATGTCTGCACTTACTTGTTTCAAATCTGGCACATCAGAAGTTCCAAATGCACCACCTTCTAGGACACCTACGTTAGATGCTGCTGCGGTTCTTTTGTGCATTACTCTCCAACCAGATTGTGTCCAACCTTCTTTTCTAAAAAGTTTGAATATGTCTGATTTAGTGTTTAGCTGATTGAATACAGATGCACCATACATTGTGTTAAAGTATGCTGTGTCTGCTGTTGTTAATTCATCGCTTTTCTTTATGCCGTATCTTTTGGAGATATCTAATCCGCCACGGTAGTAAGCGTTGACGTATTCTTCAAAACTCATTCCTGCCATTTCAGAAACCTCCCGTTATGTTTTTGTTTTCTTTCATTCTGTCTATCTCCTCTAAAGATTTTGATACATTTAAGAAATCAATCTGTGCTTGCTCTTCAGCTTTTGGAGCTGGAGCTGGTGTTGCTTTCTTTCCTGTATAAACGTTAATGCCGTGTTTCTTCAAGGTTGCTAAAGATTTTTCTAAGTCATCTAATTTTGTAGATTTTTCTTCTTCTTTTTCTTCTTCCATCATTTTTTCTTCTTCTTCCTCTTCTTCGGCTTCTTCTTCCTCTGCTTCCTCTTCTTCTTCGTCTTCTTCAGCTTTTTCTTCGCCGTCTGCGACTTCTTCTAAGTATGCGAGTACTTCTTTCAGCTTAGCAAGGGTGTTCTCCATGTCTTTCATTAGTGCCTCTTCCTTACCAAGTTCAACTGGCTCTTCTAATCCAGCAGCTAATTCCACTTCCTCTGTTTCAACGATTTCCTCGTCGGCAGATTTAGCATGATTGCCACCACAAGTGCATTCTGTCATGTATATACACTTGGAAAAGGGTATATAAGTAAATCAAACTTTCCGGAAACTATCTTTTACGAGACCAAGAAGGCGTGCGTCCTCTTCTTAATCTTTCTTTAGGTTTCCAACCTGCTCGTGACATTGCATTTTGGAATGCTCTGCCTGATGAATCTCTAACTCTACTAGCAGTCATTTTAGGTCCACGGCCCGGAAACTTACCGGGATTTCTCCATAGCTCTGCACAAAATGCCCTTTGGTTTCTAACATTTTGAAGACCTTCATAATTTCTTAACTTATCTCTTGCATTCTGTACACAAGCAGTCATAAACGCCCTCATACCTCTTCCAGTCCTTGCAGTTCTAGGTGCTTTGGAAATCTCTATGCCTTTCTTTACTGAACACTTTTTAATTCCTGCAATGTCCCATACGTGTTTGTCAATCTTACCTAATATGTCGGTTACACTACTTGTACTCCACATTTTACAAGACCAATACCTTGCCTTATACTTAGGACCGGGATTATCGCAATTATGTCTAGCTCTAAAGTTCCTACGCTTGTCAGGGTCATCACGCTTGATGTCCATCTTAGGGTCTCCGAACTTTACCTGTACTGTATTACCCTTTTCGTTCTTTGCATAAACTCCAAACTTCTTGTTTTCACCCTTTAACCGAAAAGGTTTGTTAAGTTCTACCTTCCTGCCTTGATACTCGGCTTTACCTATAGGAACACAATTAGGAACTTTCTTACCTCTCAATACTTTAGTTCCTATCATTTCATACCCTGCTTCGCAAGGTTTCTTTTTTATCATATCAAGAATGCTGTCAAGCTCTTCATTCATTTTACTAAATCTTCTAGCTTGTATAGCTCTTTCTTGTCTTACTGCGCCTGCGCGCGTAGGATGACAACCTAATAATCTTTTATCTTTCTTAGCAAAAAGACAATATTTCTTACCCCTACGTTCTATTATCTTTTCTACCATTCCCTCTATTTCATCTAGTGTTACTTGTTTTGTCACCTTTACAGGTTCTGCTGCTTTGGCTGCCGCTACTTGTGTAACAGTAGCTTCTGGGTTAGCTGGCCTGTTGCCAACCCATGATACAGACCAAAGAGACAACTCGGAGATGTTGTTGTGGCAGACGTCTCCTTCGCAGACCTTCTCTTGTTTCTCAGCTTCCCCTCTAATAGAGGAGCCACCCTTGTCACCGTAAATCTTCATTTCTTCCCACACTCTATCATGCATCGGAAGTTTGTTGTGTATCCCTACACGTATTTTGACTTTACCGTCTTTAACCTTATATGCAAGAGGTAGCCCTACTGGCATCTCTTCATGCTTGTATGAATAAACCCCGTATTTCATATAGAAATCCATGGACTCTTTAATCGTGTCAGTACCTATCTTATCGTTCTGTTTATCGATAATAGGCGAGCTAATAAACGTCTCTAAGATTCTTTCGTTATACCACTCAGGTCGGTAAACTTTCCAGTTAGTGTTGTTAGCGTCTGCCACAGCCTATGATTGGCTACGTGTATATAAATAATAATTACTTTCCGGAAGCCTTCCTTCTAAGGCGATTTCCTTCTAACATTATTTCACTATTTATCTTTGACATATTTTCTAGTAAAGCATTTCTACAAGCAAACGTTCCCTCTGCAAATGGTTGATTTTTAAATATGTTTTTTGCAAACCACCAATAATTTTCTACAGAAGGATATTTGAGCGCATAGTCTTTTAGCCTAGTACTCATTTTGTAATTCCTAGAAGCATAACCTCCTGCTACAGACGGCATTGGCGAATAACCACCAAACTCTATAATCTTTGCAGCAGGATGGTCAGACACTAATTGAAAAACTGCTTTGTTACCATATTTGCCTATCAAAGGTTCTATGCTTTTACCAACACTCCCCGTAACATAAGTCCAACGTTCATATACTTTTTGTTCAGCAGCATCTCTAATCATAACTGCTGTATTAGCCAATGCATTTTCAAAAATAGTTTGCCAGTTGTCATCTTTTTTCCAAAAGTTAATTGAATTAGTAATTTGTTCTAAACCTGTAACTTTAAGACCACTTTTCATTTGTAAGCTTCTACTTCTTCAATAGACGCATCACCGTACTTTTCTTTCCACTTACGATTTACTTCCTTTGCAGCCTTCTGTCTCATCAACATTCTTGTTCTTTGATTATATTGTCTCATATACTCATTTTTATTATTCCAAGCTCTTTCATGCTCACACTCTTCACAAAATCCGTTAGACATAATTCTAACTCGCATTTCTCCTGCCATGCACTTCTTACAACTCTTCACGGTTTCAAAGCCCCTACTTCTGGTTTAGCTTCATCTGGCATACTTACCTGTGGCTTATCTGGAAGTACCAAATTACCATCCTTATCTAATGTTGCCTCTATTCCTACTTTATTTAATACTGTAATTATATTTGCTTTCTGTAACATATTTGCTAATGCTTGTTGCTCGTTCTTTGTATTAATATCTGCAAACTTAACCTTCCATGTTGTTATACCCATCAACCTCATTAATGGCCTAAGGAATCCCATCTCCAAACATTGTTGTGTTTCTAACACAGTCCTGTCAAACAAAGATATCTGCTCACCCTCTGCATTCAAACCACCTACGCCTGCTGTACTTCCTGTTACTATCGGCATAACGCCATAAGCTGCGTTTATATCATTGTTAATGCGCTCCATATATGGTAAAGCCATCAACTCATCCATGTTAGGCATAACTGGCACAAACTTTGCTTGTCCGCTTGAACCTTCGCCCCTACTACTTATGATTGGTACAAAGTTAGGATTACGTCTTGTTTCCTCTGCTATGTATTCTCCCAATCTATTCAAGCTCTCTTCATCATGGCCCGGAATATCCAAGAAACCCTTAGGTGGCCTCTCTAATTTGTAGATTTTGTTTTGGAAGTTCTCAATGGCGAGAGCGGTTTCTATTTTCTTAGAAAGACCTATAATCGGCGACTGTCCATACAATCTGGCATTCGCACTGTATTTATTGAAATGAATTATCTCATCTCTTGCAAAAGGAATCTTGTCTTCATCCTGTCCCATGTCATAAAAATATGCCATAGGCTCTGCTTCAAACCCTCCTTCTCCTAATGCGCCTTTTTCCAAAGGCTCTCTAGTAATTACATCAAAATACTCTTCATTCTTAAACTTACCATAATCATCAACCGCAAAACGCATCTGCTTTGCATCCTCTACCCAAAGCTCCTTGACTATCTTATCATCACTACCCTGTATCCTATCGTAAACAACACTTATCCAACAATCATCGAAAACCTCAACCTGTCGTATCATTGCCTTAAAAAATTCCGATGCTGTAATATCTGCATTACCGCCCGTAGGGTCTCGTAACAACTTTTCTAACATCTTTCTTTCTTCTTTGTCACCTGCATCACCAACAGCGTGGTACTCCCACCCTTTGGCGACAGACTGAGAAGCTATACGAGTGATTACAGTCCTTAGGTGAGAATACCTATCTGCCAACTGCTCAAGATAATTCTGGTCTACTGGAGGAAGTATATCTGCCTTAAACGCACGATTAGTGCCGCTTGTGCCATACGCTGGAGTCCTTGCATCTTTTGCTATCTGCGCCGTGTTTCTCTCTATTAATTCCTCTAACGCAGAACGCTTCCGCACTGGCTTACGCCCCAACAATCTATCGTACCATGCCAAGTTGTATCGCCTCCACTTTAGTCATTATCTTATTAAGCTTTTCCTTTTTTTGTATTACATCAAGACTTTTCTTCAACCTTTTACTCCAACTATGGCCTGAGTTACCACCCATCATCTTCCACATAATATATCCCTTACTAGGATTCTTCTTGTTGGCAAAGTTCTCTGCTGGCGGGTCTACTTTCTCATGCCTTCTGTAATATGTGTCAATCTTAACTGCCGTCTTGTATCCTACATCCTTTTGATACCTTAACTTACGATTTATCGCCTTTGTAACCTTGCCACCACCATAACCATGCATCGCTCGTAAATCTCTACCCTGCAATGCTTCTTTCTTTACACCACGAGGAATCTTATACCTATCTCGCTTATCGCCCATGATACTCCCGAACGTACCTTCTAAGCAGCGGTTCTACTAAGACGCCTGTGGGAACATTCTCCGCCTTAGCAATCTCTTTAAGGCCCTCTTTGGTAGAGTTACTGATTCCATAAATTTCCAACCTCGTTCGTTTTTTCATAGTGTGGTTGGATGTCTTGTATGTGCATTGTGTATATAACCTTTTCTATATGTAATCCCAACCAACATACGCAAGTCCGCGTTTGTTCTTGTTTTTAATCGCTAACTCACACATCCATAACGCCATAACTGCATCAGGCGTGTGACCCTCTAATCTTCCGTTTTTACCGTAAACTAACCTACTCAAACCATCTGTCAACTTTCTAGGTCCCGGTCTGCTTGCTTCTCTTATTTCTTTTTGCCATGGAATCTGGTATCTTTCTTTCTCAAACTCCAAGGCCAACCCCGGTATGCCCACGTCATGTGAGTGCTTTTCTCTTCCCGTGTTGTGACCTTCAACAGGAAGGCCCGCCAAGTCACTCGCGCTATGTACAACCAACCTCTGATACCCATTCGATTCTATCATTATCGTTTCTGGATTAAAACGTTTCGCTAACTCTCTTATCTTCAACACCTGAGTCTCCAACCAACCCGAACCCTGTGCCATTACCTTACCTGTCCAACTGTACAACACTCTACGATGCTCTGTACGCTTATTATAAGCCACAATACAGTAGCTTGTCTCATCATTCTGACTGTTCATACCCACAGCCAAGTCAACGCCCATTACGACGCTTATATCGTCACTGTACTCTGGTAACCCCATATCAAGATTCTCATCCAAACAACGCTGAAGAACTTCATACGGTATAACTGCACTCTCTGGGTCCAATGGATTTAACATATACTCAGACTCAAACGCTCTACTTCCCATTGTCTCCCTTTCTGTATCTAACCGCTCTTGATTCCAATACTCTGGCCACCTAGGACTTCCATCCTCCAAAAGTGCTGGATGTCTTATCACATTCCACTCAGAACTCTCCGATACCCAGTCTGTTATGTCACCTACTCGTTTTTGAGTACCTACCAATAACATCTTAGAATCTGGAAGCCTCATTGGCATCACAACTCTTTGTACATAATGAATTACTTTATCATCAGTAAGATTAGGAAACTCCTGTAAAACGTCATCCAGAATAATCATGTGTACGTGAGGACCCTCAAGGGCTTTTCCAATACTTGCAGCAGCTACTCTACTTCCATTGTTGAACCTCTTTGCACTTTTTCTTATTGTAACTTTCTTGTCGTCACTCTTTTCTAAAAACGCACTAAGTCTCCAACTTCGCTTACAAAGCTCCTCAAACTGCTCTAACTTGTCCCAAGCCTGCTCTAAGGTCGCAGATATATACAAAGCCCTGAAATTTGGCTGCTTATGCATCATATAAGCCAATACACACAGACCCCATGTCGTTTTCAAGTGACCACGTGCGCAAATTATAGAAGCAAACTCTCCTTTCTGAAAATTTTCCTCCCACTGCTCATGCATCTTACCCAACGGAACATAAGTTCCCGGCTCTTGGTCCATATAGTCTCGCATCACCTCATCTATGAACTCATTCAAAGTAAGTGGCTGCTCATTCATTATCTCTAAAGCACCTGCGATTGCCTGAGTTATGTGTTTGCTATGGTCCATCACTTGTGTTTTCGTACAGTTATCACTATGTCTTTAACATCTTTGTCATGAATTATAAGTTGTTCGTGTATATAATGCAAATCACTTGTCTCCTCAATGACCTTACCATCCTTAATCAGTCTAATGATGGTAACCACCTCTCACCGTCAAACGAACTTACTGTAAAATAACCACGAAAATCAAATCGAGGTATCAAATAACAACGACTCACCTTCTTTCCTGTCTTTTCATCAGGCTCTCCCGCTGCAACTGTCTTAAATTTGTTCTCCTTTATCAATTCTTTCAACTTATCCATGCGAATTATCCATAAATGATTCTCACTTAAGTTAGGAAAGTAATATGCAAACCAATCTGACAAGGTTGTCTTAATCCCACTGTCCTTACCACGACATTTGTACTCTATTGCCATGTTACCAGTACCGCCCTTGTCCCAATCCTTTTCAAACATATCTGTCTTTACTTCAAAAAATATGGGCTTCTGACGGTTGTTTTGAAACATTATGTCAAATGCTGACGTGTTGCCATATGTAATAAACTTTTTGTGCCATTGTGTTTCTACAAAATGTCTAACAGCACGCTCACCCATCTGACCGTCTTCTAAGTCATCGTCAAAGTTGTTGTTCACAATAATAACTCCTTAGTAAATTTTTGGTTTGCATTGACAACTCGTATCTCCAACGGATACATATGCTGTTTTTTTAAAATAGAATCACTGCCTTCTGTATTTACAACCTCGTAAACAATACCAGAGTCTGCATCTATTACATCTGCACGCAATCCTGACGGCTCAAACACTGCTTCTGTGTAAAACTCATGCCCCCATTCCTTTAATTGCTTGCAAATTGCAAACTTCATGTCTATATGCTCTGGCGTCTCGTTCTTACTCCAACGCATCGCATTCCTGTTTCTATTACTTGTACGTAACAAACGACTTACTTTGTTGCGCTGCTCCTGAACTGCGTATCTATTCATCAATAAATCTCCTGCAAGCCAAACAATTTACCTCATGGTCCTTATCAGATGCCGTCACATTCATCAAACCTTCTGTATTATCCACATAACGACCACACATCGTCCAAAACGACCTGCCCATGTACTTGTGAATTACCTTATCTCGATAATCACCCACGGTTACCAACTATCTCCCCCATCAATGGCGTATATACTTTGTCCATCTTGCACTTATAACAATCTAACATAGGACGACCTTCCTTCTTTTCACTAAATATAAAATCATCTTTGTGCAACTTTCTGTGTTCCTCTTGCCACGTCTCGCCACATACAAAGCAATTAAACTTCCATTTCATTTCAATAACTCCAAACACTTCTTACAATTGACGTGCTTCAAATCTCGCTTCTTCATCTTCTCATACTCCTGATACGTCGTCTCATGACCACACATAGTCATGTGATGTACCTCACTAGCAACATGACGTCTTCTCATAATCTCTTCTTTATCTGCTCCCTATATGTGTTAACGCCAAGCCAAAATCCTGCAATAAAAAATGCAACCATTAAAAATAATGCTAAAAAACTATTCATTGCGACACTCCTTACAAAATCCACCATGGTCCTCTACATCTATCGGTGTTACTACCATGCCACAAGCCTTACACCTCCACATTCTCTGGCTCCCTGTTTATGTCCTCTATCATATTCTTGCAAAGTATACTTACCATACCCAACGCCGTCGTGTACGCCTTAAGTTCCTTCTTCTTGTAATCCATCGGATTATCATCTACAAACTTCTGAATGTGCATCATTATCTCATGCAAAACAACAGTCCACACATCCTGACGCGTAGCATCACTCATCTTGGTCTATCCTCCCTTCCATCCAACCCAGAAAATCATCACAAGCATCAAAAAATCCCTGCATATATACCTTCAAGTTGTCTGCATTCACCTGCAAATGCTTGTCCCTGTACTCCTGAGTGTTTTTCATCTTTTTCAAACAATACGCCCGTATATCCATATATCTTATCGTACGCTCTAAATCTGCCTTAGTAAACGTATGATTACGCTTGCCTGCAACATGACCACCACTCAATCCATTACGCTTCGCCATCTAAATCTCCACGCAATAACGCAATATATGTCCTCAAAAAATGCTGCTTCTTTGCCCTAGGTATATCTGTGTCCTCCAAAGCCTGCTGTATACACTCGTTAATATGCATCACCAACTCGTCTTTTTCCTTCTGCACATCACCCATGTTGTTCAACATCTCTGTCATCTTAGCAAACTCATGCCCGCGTATCTCCGCATTACCCTGCCGTAGGCGGCCCAAAAATTCCTGCCTTACCTCTTCTACCTCAGCCATGCGTGCGCCAACATCCTTCACCACTGTGCGCTTAACCTCCTCTGCCAAATCATGCTCAACCTCCGTAAGTTGTTCTTTCCAACCCATCTTAGCTGCCCACTTCTGTACAGTTCGCATACTCAAACCCCAGTCATATCGCTTGTTTAACTCATCAGCTATAGCCCTATAACTCATACCATTCAAGTACATTCCAAAAGCCTCCTGCTTATCTGCTAAACTATACGTACTCGGTCTGCCCACCTTTCCTTCGCTCATTTGCCTCCACGATTTCTAAACATATCGCTCGTTGCCATTCTCTGTTCAACTCTACGCTCGGCACTCAATACCTCCTCTACAACCTTCTCCTGAGCATCATAAGACTCATTAGCAACCGCATCCTCAAAAACAGTGTCACGGTCCATATGTATCCTACCATCACCACCATCATCCTCTGGCTCCAATATATTCTTATGCCTCTCTACGTGCATATACAAAGCATCCCATACCTCGTCTGCCATCGAAGAACCCTCAGATTCTACTATCTTCCACAAATCTCCCATGACTTTCTCTCTTAACTTATCTCGCCCTACAGAAATCAAATATCTCTTAGGTCGCTCTCTAGTCTTTGACCATACCATGTATATACATCATACAATAGACTATATATACTTATGGTACAAAAATATAAAAAATTTATAGATTACCTACCCTTATAAGACCTTAGGGGGTATGCCTACATGATTGGTGGGGTGGTTGAAAAAAAAGGTGAGCAGTTTTACCTCATGCTCAGGAGGTTAGCCAAATTGTTTATTCTATTTTTTCAAGAGTCTCCTTAATTTGATACTTATCAGAAAGCATTTGTTTTGTCACTTCAGTATCTGGATTGTATTTGGCATATCTTTTAGATGCAGTCATAACTATTCTTGGAATGTCCATATCTAAACTCCATCTGTCTTTTTGGACTGTTGCTAAATCCACAAGCTCATCTACATCTGGCCCATACTCAGAACCCTCATTCAAGGATTCTAAAGCATGATAGAAGCTGTCTATCCATTGGTCTTCTGTCAAATAACCTAAGAGGTGATTAACAGTCTCATTTGACCATTCTGTAAATTGACTACCATACCATTTGTCAGCCATTCTAGAAACCTCCTAATCTGGCCATTCTAGCAGGCAATACTACCGATTCATTACAGACATCACAACATTGACCTTCCATGACTGGCTGGGCGTTGTTTCCATGTGTCCAATAGATTTCTAATCTACCGTTTCTAACATGTGTCTTTACCTCAATTTGTCCTCGACAAATGACGCATTTTTGCTGGCTAATTACAGACTTATTCACTTTTGTCATATTTTACTCAGGGCGTTAGTGCATATAAAAGCCACGGCCTAATTATTGCCACCCAAAATTTTAAAAACGCAGCCGCTTATGGTAAAATCCTTGATTTATCCTAATTGCCCACTTGGGTACTTGGGTACTTGGGGAATCCGCCTAATTACCCATTTGGGTATTTGGGCAATCCCCCCAAAACCCTTTTTGCCAAAATGCCCCTGTTTAACCCTTGGCTTTTTACTCAAAAATAAGTAGCACCGTAAGGTATATATACCCCCTCCCTTATAGGTAATTATGAACGGAGACGCAGTTGAGCTTTGGCTCAAAGAAAGATTTGGAAGGACAGAGGGATATTATGCCCAAGAATGGAGAGATAGATTTGCTGGTTTAGGCTGTGAAACGCTTATTCCTTGGCAAATGGACCTCCAGAGTAGGAGGGCATGGGGCAAGGTTACAGGCCGTAAATACAGCCTCATAAAGTATAACTACGACGTAGACCCTGTTTATGTTGTGGTTGATTTGTCAACCGGAGATGTGATAGGCTCCACAGGAGACAAAAAAGAAGAATAAGCCAAAAAAAAGGGAGGGGGGCCTTCGGGCCTCTTAGCCTTTTGTATAAGGGCGCAGGGAAGGGATAGATAGATGTTTAACCCTTGGAGTTTTAAAACAAAATAGTCTGGGGCATAAGTATATATACCCCTTCCTATATGGTGTTTGCTTAACCTGTAAATGGTGTTGCGTCGTCGCTATACTGATGGGCTACTGTCTCTAATATATACCATGCTGCAAAATTTTTAAAGTCTGTTATTGTCTCCACTGTTAAACGTCCTAGTGTAGGCAATTCAAACATATTTTTTAAACCGTGTTCCTCTGCCTCATTATTTAAGAAGTCTTCAATAAGGACTCTATTATTATCATAAAACTTAAGGGTGTCTCTGTAATAGGTAAACCCACTTACGCCCCAGTCGGCGCCGTTCTCAGATATCATACTAAAGTCGTCATCTGTTAATCTTGGCTCATGTTCTTTTACTGCATTATACAGTTCTTCGTATCCGTTCATAATATACCATAAGCAAGGGTGTATATAAGGGTTACGGTCATTAGGCTTTGGCCGAAAGCTTTATATAGACCTCCGCCTCTGGTAATATGGCTAAATTCCTGCAAAAGGAGTTTGGCCTATAAGAAGAGGATAGATAGATATTTAACCCTTGGAAAATAAAAAATACAAAGCGGGGCATAAGTATATATACCCCCTTGTATTAGGTACTTGGCCTATCCTTTTTTGACCCAAGCTTCTTCTTTCCAAGTAAAATAATACCCGTCAAAGAAGCCTTGAGATTTGGCTATCTCAATTTTCTCTTCAGCACAGTCTTTGCAGTCTTTCTGAAACTGTACTTCTCTCCTAAGATGAAAGATACAATCTCTCATTTCAGAAGGTGTCATTTCGTATATGCCTTTTCCAAACATTATTTGTTCGCTCATAATATACCTATACAGTAGGTCTATATAAAGGTTGTGTTCATATTGGTTTGACCCATAAGTATATATAGCCCTACGCTTATGGTGATTTGGGTAACTTTAAACGCCACCCAAGACCCTACTACTATTAGTAGGGTTGAGAAGATGGGATGGATGGATGTTTAACCCTTACAGTTTTTTAAAAAAATATTCCCCACCCAAAGGTATATATACCCCTTCGGGATAGGGATTGGGGCTTCCCGTTCTGACCCCGACAAGTAGAATAACTACTATAACATAAGATTAGCATCATTGGGTCTTACGACCCTCCGCCATCCTACGCGCCTGCGCGAGGGATTAGAACGAAGCTATGTACCCATATAGATACCTAATCCTTATTTCTATCTATTAAATAATCCTCCTTTGTTTCTGCGATTGTATGTTTAGCACTTAGATAACTCATTGACCTGTTACATTCCTTCCATGCTTCCCATAGGTCATCTTTTGTTTCTAAACTATTTGCTAAATCTAATATTATGTCTTTTACTAGTTTTATTCTTGTCGCCTTGTTTTCTGGCAACACATCTAGTAAGTCATTATGCATATCCTTATTCATTTGTCCCTCCAGCCGGGCATTAACTCATCTAGTCGCTTTTCGGCCTCCTGTTGCCTCTTGTAAGCCACCATAACGTTCTTTGCCTGTGAAGTTGCCTCGTATATCATAGCACGGTCAAATTCAGCCTCAGTAGTGGTCAAAAGACCATCTACATCAATGACTGACCTCATATTAGACTCGTAGTTGTTTACGACTGCCTTAGCCTCTAGGTATTCCTGTTCTGAGAATAACTTAGGGCCACCATTGACTCTTACTTTAGGAAAGTGTGGGTCATTTCCTGTTTTTGTCAGGGTTTCTAAGAAATCAGGCGTTAGATGCCCGTGTTCTTTGATGAACTCATTGACTTTGACAGTATTGTCGTATATCTCAGAATTCTGAAATTCTGATATTGTCATGAATTGGACATCGTCCATTTCTGACCACCGGCCATAATATCTTTGGTAAGTTATTATTTTGTATGCGTATAGTTCCTGTGTTTCGCTCATAATTATCCTATACAATAGGTCTATATAAAGGTTGTGTTCTAATCCTCCTCATCGACTAATTCTATATCATCAAATTGCCAAATATCATAGCCATCTAACATGATTCGATTTACCTGCTCTTCTGCATCACAATCATCTACTGCATCAACTTCAAACTCTGTCTGCTGTAAGCTAACGGTTATTCTATATTTTCGTTTGTCACTCATTCTTTACCCCAATAATTTGAAAATGCTGGATGATGTGGGTCATCTGCTATTTCAGCAGTACATTTATCACACCATTTACCAATCCAACCAAACGGAGTCAAACAACCATCCAATACTACAAACTTCTCACAGTTATAAGGATGATTCTCCCAATATTCTGAACTGAAATCATCTCTATCATCTATTGAACTTTTTATCCTAACTCTTTCTTCAAATCCTACTCTTTTAAACATCCTTTCTCTTGTCAATCCTTGTTTGTGATGTCTAATTACTGATGATTTATAGGACTCATCTAGCTCTCTCCATTCTTCAGTTGTATATCCATATTTGTTAGTAGGGATATCAAAACTATACTTACTTTGGTCTGGTCTTATTCTAGTCATAATCCTCCAATAGCATAGTCTATATAAATATTATGCCCTATCATCTTCTAGCTCCTTTTTCTTCTTTTCTATATAGACTTTCCACTTCCTAAGACCGGCATCTATTTCAGCCATTTTCATTCGCTACCTCTTTCAGCATATCCACAGGTAAAACAAACCCAACTCCTAGCTCCAAATTTGCCATCAATCTCATATACGAAATCTT